TAGCTGAAGTCTGTCAGAGCGACCCTGCTGGTCCTCGGGACCGCAGTTCCGAGGGTTTCTTCCATCCCTCCGATAGTGGCTTTTGTAAAAGATTTCTTTGGTGTACCCATTACGGTCCCCTCCTTATCTACTGGCCGGTCGAGTAGAACACTCGAACACAATCGTGGCCATTTTCTCCATGGTCGTGGCATTCGTCCAATACTCGGTCGTGCCGCGCCTTATATCGAACAACAAATCGGTCTCGGTATGATCCGAAAACAGCGACTTGATGCAGTCCCCATAATTCAACATCCATTTCTCGGCAACATGTTCGTCCCTGGTGAGGACAAACACGGCAACCTCGATGGTGAGAGTGTCCGCTACCATGCACTGTCCAGCGTCTTCCGGCTCAGCCTGTGAAGGATAGACATTGATGTATGGCTTTTCCTTCATTGAGTCACTGTAGTCTTGGCTCACATACACCTCGGTAATGGATGGCAGACCATCGAACAGTGCAACGTAATCGGCGATGTACTGTTTAATGAGAGCTTTTATTTCTTCCAGAGCCTCGTAGGTGTCGAACTTAATATCCAAGATTACGCTCCTTCAATTCCTTCACGATCTGCTTCATGGCTGCCTGATCTACATATCCACGCTGATACGCCTCATCCATCGCAGGGAAGAACCATGGCTTGGGATCGATTCTGATCACACCCTTATAAAAAACAGTCTTTCCATTGATCTCAAACTTCAGTGCCTGGCCTTTCATTGGTTGTATCAGAGCCCCGTTGTGCTCATAGATGCTCGAAAGATTGCCTCCATAGAGGTTTGCCCTTGCACTCTTCTTGTACTGCTTGTACCAAATCGACTTGTTGTAATCTCCGGTGATCTTTGGAAATGTCCTTTTGTTCACATCCCTTGCATGTCTTTTGAGCCTCAGTGCTGCAGCACCGACCACACGAGATACGACCATTGGATCAGCTGAAAAAGCATCAAGAAGGTGGGAAACCTCATCGTTGAATTGCAGCGACTTCTTTGTTCTTTTCCCGATGTCGATGCCATAAGTACCGATCATACGAAGCCCATCCTTAGCTCAGCGAATGTTCCATAGACATCTGGAGATAATCGCTGTTCATAAGAAACATTCACCCCATTGGGCATGGTCTTGGACTGAACTCCATAGCTGTTGTCATTCGAACGGTTCCATGCAGTGACAATCCCCTCCAAGCATGCCTTCTGGATCTCTGATGGCATGGTCTCAATCGTCCACCCCGCCGTGTAGATCACTTGGATGTTGTAAACCCCTTCCGGCCAGCGATAGTTATACCTGGTGATGATCCCGGCCTTGCTGTCGACGTGGTACTCTGTCGGATCCAACGGATCCACAAGAAATGTGTGGCCAGAATCAATGGTCACGGATGAAACTTCAGTCACAGGGACTACAGGTAGATACAACCGTGGAGATCCGTTGCCACAAACCACCAAGGTCCTCTCCATATTCACGAGTTCACGCTGTGCTATCGTCTCCGCCTTGCCCGATATCCAGTTGATGAGGTTCACCACAGCGTCTTTCTGCTGCTCGGTGAACTTTCCATAATCCCGGACAAACTCCCAGGATACCAGGGCATTGCTCTTCAGATCCATGACCACCTCAATGGTGGGGCCGAAGCCCCACCGTCAATGCGAATTCCTACGCCGTAGGAGCCAGTTGCGGATTTCCGAGGATCACCCACGCACCGAGAAGCACATCTGCATCCAGTGTGCCGGTGACATCGAATGACAAGCGTGCATAACGCTTGTATCCCTTGTACTGGATCAAGCGATACTCATTGGCTGCGATCGTGGCGGCTACAGCGGTAAGATCACCGTCATAGTGCGCGGCATCGACCGCAGTATAAGTCTCGGCATCGTCACTCTCTTCGAGCACGGGAGCCACTTTCTTGGTGGCCGCATACGCTCCGGCACCGATCACCGCGCCAAACACACAAGAGCCAAAGCCCTTGAGGTCGATGTCCTCTCCCTCGATGTCAGCAGCCGCAACCGCAGGAGCAGCAGCTTCCAGGAATTTGATTTTCGATTTCAGATCTTTCATGATCTCACTCCTTCCCTATGGGATTAGGGCCATCTACGCGATGGCCTTGATTGCGACGATGGCCTTGAAGTTCTTGATACCAGCGCCAGTGCGCTTCTCGGTGTAGAACTTCACAAACCCCTTGTGGGTAATCGCGTCACGGGTAAGGGTCATACCCTTGCGGTCGCGGATCGCGTAACCCTTCTTGAAATCCCCAATCAGAGCGAAAGGAAGACTGGAAGCATTGTTGATATCAGGCATGTAGTCGTTGATCTCCACAGGGATCCCGATGAACTTTGCAGGCTGGCCCTCTTTGACCCCTTCGGTCCAAAGCGGACGGCCGGTCGTGTCGGTCAACTTCTCAAGCTCGGCGGCTGTGTTCGAGTTGATCAACAGACGAGCATTGGTGCGATAACGAACATGAAGGAGCTTCTTGGCATCGATGAACGTGTTCTGCTTGTTTGCGTCCGCCAAGGCACCGTTTTTACCGGTTTTGACATACCCCATCTTGCCCCATTCGAGATCGGCCTGCTTCGCACAGAGTTTTTCTGTGTAGGACAGAAGTCCACGCGGCATCTTTACACCGGTTCCGGTAATGAAGTCGCTCTCATCCTGGGTCCCGAGAGCTTCGGCGATCGCCGCCATGATTTCAGCTGCAAGATCCTCGTCGGCATCCTCGAGGGCCTCGTTTGTGATCTCCGGCTGTGCATACTGGGTATGAATCGGGATCTCAACCTGGGCATACTCGGGTCCATCGGTGGTGGTACGCTCTTCAGCCTCACCCACGTGACCTGCAGCGGCTCCGCTGACACGCACATTCAGGACAACGGAATTCCTGTTGGTGTTCCGAACATCCGCAATGGAACGCATCGTACCCTCGGTGGCAGCCAAGTGTAAGATACCCGCCTCGATTTCCGGAGTGATGAGGAATCCGCCATCCTTATTGGAGTCGGTCCGCAAAACATCCTTATAATCTCCACGAGCCATTGCCGCGAAATTGGCAACCGCCTTCGCCTTGGCACTGTCATCCTTGTTGAGACCAGAGATGCCCTGCTTCTCGACTTTGGCGATAAGCTTGTCCATCTCGTCCTTCTGGGAATCAACGAGAGCCTTCAGCTCGTCAAACTTCCCACCCTTTTCCTCCAAGTCCTTGATACGGTTCTGATAACCGGTGATCTGGTCCTTGAGAGCGTTGAGTTGCTTCAATAATTCTTCCATTAGTTTGCCTCCAAACTGTTTTGCATGTGTTTGACGATATCCAGCGCCGCTGAATAATCCGGCTCCTCCTCCCGAGGACTGGGCTCCCCATCATCCCGATGGGCAAATCCCTTCGCCAGGATCGCTTTCGCCCGGACAGCTGAGAATCCCGCATCCCGCAGGGCATCCTCAGCTGTCCGGATCGTAGGCTCGGTATCATCTTCCACAATATCCTCAGGGACATTGTGGTATTTGCTTGCGTAAGTCTTTTTAATCGATGCGGCAGCCTGTTTCTCCGATAATTCGGTAGCAAACCCGTTTTCCACCGCTTCATCGGCATTGAACCAAGTCTCCGCTTCCAACCATTCGGTTATCTGATCCTCGGTTTGACCGGTGACATCTGAGTACATCTGGACCAATTGACCGCCGATCTTATCCAAGACTTCGGCCATCTCGCGCATTTCCTTCGCATTGCCACAGGCACACCCCCACGGGTTGTGGATCATCACCATGGATCCTTGGTACATGATACGGTTCTCGGCGGCGAGCATGATCACGCTGGCGATCGAAGCGGCAAGACCCATGACATGGACCGTCAGCTTCGCCTTGATCTGCAAAAGCGAGTTATAAATTGTCATCCCCTCAAAAACATCTCCGCCAGGCGAGTTGATGTACAGATTGATACTCTTCTTATCCTTGAGTAGAGCCAGTTCCCGAGTGAGGGCACTGGCCTCAACGCCATAAGCACCGATGTAATCATAGATATACACATCGGCCGAATCTTCACTCGCTTGGATCTTGTACCATTTCTTAGCCATTCTGCTGGCCTCCTTCTTCCTCGCCGACTGCTTTGTGGTTCAGCGGCTGCAGATATTCGTCTCCACCTTCGTAGGGATCCATGTTTTCCCGTTGGCGGATTTCATTGGCACTCAGGAAGCCCGACTCACGCCCGGTCCGGTATGCCTGGTATCTCGAAAGAATGTCTCCACGTTCAAGCGAATCCATCAGGAACTCCACGTACAGCTTTTTATCGTTCAGACACTGTTGGGTCAGAGCGGTTTCCACACGTCTACACCATGGCGCCATCGTAAAACGCGCAAACTGGATGCCCAGGTGCTCGATGTTGCTGAAAGTCGCCTTGTCGTAGTTTCCGATCATGTACACCGGGACCCTGAAAAGACCGGCGATCTGGGAATCGGAATACTTGTTGCTGTCAAGAAATTGGCTGTCCTCGTTGGTGAGTGATAATCTCTCGACCTTCTTCCCATCATCGACGATCGCCACCTTGTTCGACCGCTCCACTCCTCCATAGGTGTCGTCCCACATCTTCTTGAAACGTAGGTATGAATCCTCGTCCTTAAATTTATTCGGACTTGTGATCACCAGGTTGGGAGTTGCGTTATTTTTAAAGAACGTTGCCCCGTACTTACTGATCGCCTGGTTCTTCCCAAACGTATCCGCCTGTGCCTTGATGATCGACCGCCCGTTGTGCATCTGGATATATAGGACCTCGTCCCGGGTATACTCCTTGCCTTTGATCTTGAACCGCAGCTCGTAATCATCCGTGGTGATCACTTCCACCTGGTCGGGATCCTCGATGGGCACAAACTCGGCCACCTCGCCTCGAACCTTGACCTTCATGGCGAAGAACCGACCACGAAGGGCAAGATGCCAAACCAGCATTTCATAAAAATCAAAGGCCGTTCCGGTCTGAAAAGGGTTCTTGAGCGCCTTGGCGAACAGATGGTCCTTCACGACCGAGCGACCGCCATCATCTTCCACCCGGTATAATTTCGGTGGAAGCGTAGCCAACGTCTCCGCCAAGACATTCACACACGCATACACCGCATACAGGCGCTGTACCGACTCAGCAGAAACATGCTCCCCGGACGATGATAAGAGAGGACCCCAAGTCTCTGCGACCAACTCATCGATCGTGAGCAGCTTGATCAGGCCTTTTCCAATCCTATGCCGTAAACTCATCAGACCACCCACACTTTTCCGTCATCAGCGGTATCCTCCACTCCCTCCATCGAAAGCCCGAGGGCCATGATGGTGGCGACAATGCCGTCTATCCTCTTGCCGGTTTTCCTGTCTGGCTTGACCGGCCGAATATTCTCGTTCTCATCCTGCTTAAGCGTCGTGCAGGACATATTCCATGCCAACACGGGATTATTACCATGATTTATTCGTTGACTCCGTAAAAGTGTTTCAAAATTTTTCGAGAACGGACTCATGGTGGCGTAACCCTGCCTGAGCGAGACCAATTCCATGCCTTCGTTTTTCAAATGGGATACGATCTGGCTTGCATTCCACGGGTCGTAACCTATTTTCACAACATCAAATAGATCGCATGCGTCCCGAATATCTTTTTCTATGAAGTCCTGATCTATGATGTCTCCCGGAGTGGCCGTGATCCATCCTTGCTGGGTCCACATCTCGTATGGAACACGGTCCTCAAGGCTCTTTTCATGGATCCTTGCTTCCGGCATATAGAATTTGACTACAATTTGGTATTGACATTCCAGATCTTTTGGTGGGAACACGAATGCGACAGCTGAAAGGTCTGCAGAATTAGCCAGGTCGAACCCTGCATAACATTCCCGACCGACCAAGGAATCCCAATTGACCACCCCTCCGCACAGATCCCAGATATCTCCGGTGATCCATGCAGTTTTGGCAGAGCACCAAATGTTGAAATTCTTTGTCTTCACATCGTTTTGTTTGCGAGGAGAAGCGAGTGCCATCTTCACACGCGATGCCAGGTAATCCTCGAACACCGAGACCCCAAGGTTGGGGTTTGCCTTGATCCACACATCGGGATCCGTCCAGTCATCCCCTTCGTCCAGCGTGTAGATGATGCAAAAATAATCCTCCGGACCGCTGCCGTTCAGCGTATTGACAGCGAGGGTTCGTTCCTCCTGGAAGCACGGACCGTTCTGGTTCGTACCGGCCGTGGTGATGATCTCAAGAAGCGGCTGGGTCCTCGAGCCCATGCCTGATTCCAGGATGTTCACCATGTCGCTGGTCTTGTGCGCATGATATTCGTCGATGATGCCCATCAGTGGGTTCAGTCCATCCTCAGTGTCAGAATCCGCTCCCAGCGCCTTTATCACCGAGATGTCGCCCTTCTTGCGGATCGTGGAGGTGTTCACCAGGATATCGACGCGATCTTTGAGGGTCGGCTGCTTCTTGACCATGGACTGGACCTCATTCCAGCAGATCTTCGCCTGGTCGCGCTTGGTGGCTGCCGTGTAGATCTCCGCACCCTCTTCTCCATCGAGAAAAAACAGGTCTAGAACCTCGGTCGCCATCATTGTCGTTTTTCCATTTTTCCTGGCTACCTCGATATAGGCCTTACGGAAGCGGCGCATGCCGTTGTCCTTGCGGACCCACCCATGCAGGCACCACTTGAGGAATTGCTGCCAAGGTTCCAGTCTGATCCTCTCGTTCGCCTTGGCCCACTTTCCCTTTGAATGTTTCAACAGCTGTGCAAACTTGATGCTCTTGATCGCCTGGTGTTCATCAAACCAATACGGATAATCCGGATCCTGGGATCTCTTCAGATCCTCGACGTGCCGTTTCACAGCCAGATACACATAACGGCAAACAACCACTTTGTTCGCCATGACATCCGAGATATATTTCTGGGCAGTGATCAACTCGTGTTCCTTAGGTGCCATGCTGTTCCAACAACTCCTCCATCGGATCCACTTCAGGCAAAGCCTTCTTGATGTCGATCTTGTTCCTCGAGACAGGATTCATTCCGATCAGGCCCGAGAGCCGCACGTAATCAAGGCGCGATTTTTCCATGACGATCAGCTCGGGCATGTTCTTGCGGTTATAGTCCCGCGAACGCATGTACTGTCCAATGCTGCGCTTGCGCTTGAACTCGTCGTGGTAGATCTCGTACTCGGCTTCCTTCCAGGCGCCGTAGGTCTGGGCCGTCATCTCGAACGTTTCTAAGTCGGCCGAGGTGATCAACCCGATCTGGGTAAACTCCTCGATATGTTCGTTCCAGAATTTCTTCGCCCACTTGTTCAATGTGGTGGGAGCCTTCCTTGAAGCTGCCACCACGGGAGACGGCTCCGGTTCCTGGACAGGATTCCGGTCTTGTCGGAACGTCCCCTGGATCACTTTCAGAGCCTTCGGTTTTCTTGGTCTGCCGCCCATATGTTTCAAACCCCCATTTTGCCACCGTGTGAAAAGGCCTTCACCGCCGGTTTAATCGTCGAAAGTTGTAGATATTTTACCCGCCCCCCTAGGGGATACAAAAAAAGTGTTTCAAAACTTTTATTTGGTATGTTCGATGAGCCAGAGCAGTGCCTGAGTGTCTGGAGGAAGATGTTTCTCTGAGACTTCGGTGTAAACCTTCTTCTTCCCATTACTCTCGGTCGTAGTGACCTTGCGCTCTTTGTATTCATAGCCCACAGCCTTCTTACTGAGAGCCCTGAGCCACTCGTCCTTGCGTCCCAACAGTCGCGACTTGTAGTAGTCGATGTCGATGCGGTTCTCCTTGACAAAACTATCCAACTGCTGGACCGACACGCCAAGATGCTCCGCGATCTCCTCATTGGTCTTCTCCTGCATCTCGAGGTCCGCTATGATCTCCGATGTCGATAGCGCCAGCTTCTTCCGAACCACCTTCACCACCTCTCTGAATTATTTCTGCACACTTGCCTGTGGCATGTTCCCATCGCCTGACAATCACATCGCAATACTTAGGATCCAACTCCATCATCCTGCAGGACCTTCCAACCTCCTCACATGCAATCAGGGTTGTTCCCGACCCACCGAACAGATCTACTACTACATCGTCTGTCTGGCTGCTGTTCATGATCGCCTTAGCGACCAATGGTACTGGCTTCATGGTTGGATGCTCATCACTCCTCTTGGGTCGGTCGAACTCCCACACATCGGACTGTGTCCTGTCTTCTAGAGGGCAGAGCCTAGCAGCTCCCTCTCGCCATCCATACCAAATCGGCTCATACCTTGTGTGATAATCTCTTCGAGATAGGATCAGACTATCCTTCACCCAGATGATGGTCGTTGACCACCTGAATCCGCTCTCTTGCATCACCCGGGTAAGGTTGGACCACTCGGACGAGGACATAACAACATAGACCAAAGCTCCCGGCTGAGAGATGTTGGCCATATTCGAAAATACGTGGGAAAGAAATATCAGAAAATCCTCCCCGCTCATATTGTCGTTCAATATTGATCGTTCACTATCATTGTGTGGTACGTTGCCGTAGTCTACATTCCATGGAGGATCCGTAAACACCATCGATGCCAACTGCCCGCTCATCAACGTAGAAACGTCTCCAGCTTCAGTGCTATCCCCGCACATCAGTAAATGGTCCCCAAGGCGGTATACGTCTCCCCGCTTGGTCTTTGGGATCTCTACCGCGGAGAGCTCTTCAGTCAGATCAAACTCTTCATCCTTAGAAGTGTGGTCACCGAGAGTGGCAAGGAGCTTATAAACCTCCTCGTCATCAAACCCAGTCTCCAGTTCCTTGTCTTTCAATTCTTCCAGGAGTCTAGCCAATGCCTCATCATCCCAAGATCCTGTGATCTTATTGAGAGCGAGGTTCAGGCCCTTTTCATTGTCTTTGTCCAGGTCAACCACCACGACATCGATCTCTGAATAACCGAGGTCGATTAGGACCTTTACCCTTTGGTGCCCGCCAATAATAGTATTATCACTGTTGATGATAACCGGGTCCACATAGTCATACTTCTTGATGCTGCTCTTGATCCTCTCGAATTCCGGATCTCCCGGCTGTAAATCCTTCCTCGGATTATAGCCAGCAAACACCAGATTCCTTGGATCTCTCTTCTCAAAAACCACTGAAAACACCCCTTTTAGCACAAATTTAACGTCACATTATTTATAACCCCGGTGTTATACTTACACCAAAGTCAAATAATTACTTCTTTTTAAGGAATTTCCCGTTAGAGTCGCGTTTCATGTCCTCACGAACAGTCTTTCG